TGTTGATTCATCTATTGTGACTTGAAGTGGCGCAGTTTCGGGGTAGCCATCAACGTAAGTTACGCCCTCATATTGACCAGTAAAATTAACACCATTGCCAGTAACTAATGGCTCTGATGGATCGGTTAAATCAAACGATAAATCATCGCGGCTATCGCCTGATGTTAGAGAATAGTCTGTATCGTCTTCTTGATTGTAAAACTGCTCAACAGCATCGTCCATCATAAATTCGGTAGAAGAATCAGTTGTGGTAACTGGGATGTTCGTCAACGCGCCATCTAGATCGTCGTAGCCTGTGGATGTTGTAGTTGTCGTTTCTGGAACCAAACCTACAAATTGACCAGATTCATCCACATAGTATTGTCTTCCACTATCTAGAGAACGTACTTCCAAGCCTCCAGAAGTAAATGTAGGTGTATTATCGACCACGACAGGATCATCATCTGGCTCACTGCCTATGCCACCTAAACCAACGCCGCCAGCATATGTGTCGCTTCCAGATCCTGCCCCAGACAGATCTAATACTTGGCCTACTTGGATTTGGTCAGGATTGGTGATGTCTTGATTGTCTGCCATTAATTCAGCAACAGACATATTGTTGGCTGCTGCGATGTCAGAAAGGGTATCGTTAGAAGAGACTGTGTAACTGTTGTCATCGTTTTGGTTGCTTACAACCGCCCCAGATTGATCGCCATCGAAATCGTAAATATTTGTGTCAACCCAAGTCTCGAAAGCACCACCAGATTCAAAGAACCCCGGCTCATCTTTATCATCTTCACTAGAAGTATCTGCTGTGGTTGAGCCGCCACCGAAAATATCACTCCAACTAAAAAAAGCTGGTACACCGCCCGGTCCTGCCACTGGAGGCATACCGCCCCTCATCTTCTGCAACATCGCCTCTTCTTGGGGGTTGATGTAAGACAGCATGTGAGGCTGACCCATGATTTCAGTTTGCCTTGGGATGTTATCAAAAGCAGCCATTGGAACTTCCTTTGGCCCATCTTTCGATTTAAAATCCCAAGCAGCTAAAGACTTAGTGCCTTTTTGCTTCAACCTATTAGCATTTCGCTGGTTTGGCATTTAATTTATCCCAAATTGTCTACTGGATTGCCTGCTGCATCAAAGTATATCGGCATTCCATCTGGTCCTGTTTCACTGTATCCTTTCAAATACTGCTCATCTGGGCCTTCAACAGTCAATGCCGCAACATCTTGCGCTGTATTCTCAAATTGCTCTGGGCTTAAAATACGGCCATCTGGCGTCCGATATGCAGTTGTGCCATCTTGCAAAGTGATTTTTTGAGCCATTACATCAAAGTTTTCACCGCTCATAAACTGACGCATGTAGGCTGGCATGAACCTATAGCCACCGCCACCGCGTGAAAATCGATCATAATCTTCGGACGTTCCGCGCATACCATAAATGTTATTACGCCTTGCATCTTCGTCGCTATAATCCACACCAGCAGTCGAAACTATAACATCATCCGCTGTTTGTGGTCCTGTTGGATACGGCACAGATGTATCTGCAACAGCCATGTTTACCGCCGCATTAATAGCGTCTTGTCCAGATAGACCACCAACAACACTATCCATATCGCTGTTAAGTGAGCTTTCTGGCCGACCACCGTAACCAAATTTACCAGTCGAATCTCTTAAATTAGTGTATAACATGCCCGGTATTGTGTAATTCGCAAGCGCCCCAGCTACTCCAGTTGGCTCCAACCCAGAACCCAATGGCGTTGCACCTGAAGCATTTGAAATATTAGAAACCATATTATCAGTAAGATTTCCGCTGGCCGTAGCTTCTGCCGCTGTAACATAGCCATCGCCATTTAAATCTGCATTTATACCGCCACCGATTGCAAAAACTTCACCGCCAAAGTTTTTACCACCGCCATCAATCATATCTTGAGCAGCCGTAACTACTGTGCCGTCAGCTCTGGTATATCCCCACTTATCATCTGTTTGGGTTTCGTTATATGAACCTTTGTTTGGGTTTTCGACCAAGGCAGGCAAGCTATTGGTAAAACTCTCTGGAATATCCCTGCCATCATTTGATTCAGTATTGGCCGATCCTGAAATAACATTTCCAGAATACGTTGTGCCACCAGCTTCTATGCGATCTCCAGTGCGATCATCAACAAGCTGACCATTTACATAAGATGCGCCATCGTTTGGCGTAAAGATATTTGCCAGCGTTTCTGTAAAGCTGTTGCCGCCATCGTCATCATTGCTGCTAGTGTCGTTGTTGCTGCTACTGCTACATAAACCGCCCATTATGCCATCCTCGCTTGCTGATTTGGAACAGGCTGCTGTGGTGCAGGCTGCGCCCTTACGTTCATTTGAGGCTGTGGCATTGCATCTGCAATTGCTGACAACCCACCTAAATCCCCAGCGCCCATTCGCTTGCGGATCTCTTCGACCTTATTCAAAAGATATTTATTCATGTCCATAGGGGGCTGACCTTGTGGCCCCCCCTGCATGGGAGGAGGCATAGGAGGGCCACCTCTTGGACCCTGTTGCGCTGGTAACCCGCCAAACGCAGCAGGATTTATTGGAGGAAGTCTATACTGTGGGGGGTACATTATTTTTCATGGCCTCCATCTGTATCTTAGCTGCGTTCTTTTCTCTCTCAAGCTGCAACTCTGCCTCCAACTTTGTAATCTTGGCCTGCATATCGGCTTGCGCCTTGGCCATTTCGATCTCCATATCCTGCCGCGCTTCGGCTTGCTTGATCTGAATGTTTGATTGCGCCTTTGCCTGATCCGCTTCGATCTGCGCTTGCGTTCTCGCCTTCAGAGCTTCTGTCTCCAGCTTGGCCAATTCCTGTGCGTATTGCAAAGGATTTCCCTGCTGTCCACCCTTTTGACCCATGCCGCGCAGTGCTTCGATCTGCTTCATCTGAGGTGATGCCGCCACAACTTGCGCTGCGCGTTGGCTGATTAAGCGATCTTGCTCTGGATCTACATTGTTGAACTTGACCTTCATTTCCTTGAAATCTGGCAGTGGCGGCATTGGTATGTTGATGCCTGCTTCCATGCGCTGACGGTAAAGCAGCGCAATATGCTCTGCAATGTGAGCAATCAAAATAGGCTGCATTTGTTTCGCACCCGGATTGCCAGCCAATGATGGATCTTGCAGGAACTGCATGTGAACCGCAATGTGCGCCTCATGGTCTTGCTCTGGGAAGGCGCGGATTGGCTTGCCGTACATCACGCTCATATTCTCATCGATTGGATCCATCTGAACCGCCTCTTCAGGCTTTTTCAGGATCTCATCAATATTCGGAATCCGAATGGCTTCGTACATCCGCTTGTATGCTTCGTACAAATCATGGAGCTGTGGAGCTGATCGCGCCATTTCCAAAACAGCTTGAGCCTGTGCAATGCGCTGGGCTGTCGAAAAAATGTTTGGATCGCTAACTGGTACGATGTCAATGCGATCATCAAAGTCAGAACGATAGATAATATCAGCAGCGCCAGCTTGTGCAAAGCTAAACTCATCAGGCAAATTCTCTGCGTTCAAGTTGGCAAGTAGCTTAAACTCTTGGCCTTGTGCGTAATGCAACCGCTTGTGAATTGCGCTAAACGCCTTTGATCCCTGCTCAATCAGAGCAACTGTTGATCCAACTGGAGCGTTTGGGTTCACGTCACCAACATTAAGATCCGCTGTGCTGGCAAAACGCTGCCCAGCTTCCACAATGTAACCTAGCAAACTAAACAGGGAGCTGCTTGGTTCCTTGAATGGCAACGGCATAATTGCCTTGTTTACGTCATCGACTGTACTGTCGAGATCCACAAACTCTCCGGGGCTGATTTGCATATCGCCGCCATTAACGCGGCCACGCAGCTTGAAGCCACCTTGCATGTTTGCGAATGCTGCACTGTCGAGAAGGGCGCGGAGCGATCCAGTCGCTGCTTTGCCCAAGCCGCCGATCATGTGGTACAGGCCAAAGCCATAAAAGCCCAAACCGGGTAGGAACTTGTAGCTCACAAACCAGTCACGGCGCTTTTTGGCTTCGTCATCTTGCTTCCAGTTGCGTCGAATGCTGACAACGCGCTGGTTTTCATAATCGATTGTGATCACATATGGAATGGCAACAGCGTTTTCGTCTGCCTCATCGCTGTCCATTTCTTGGCCATCGATGCCTTCAAACAGATCATAGACGTGCATTTCGAGCAGCGTCATTACATCGTCTTGGCTATTATCGCTGTATTCATCAACGCCTTCGATCTCTCCGATCACGTCATCAACAGGATCTATGCTTTCGCCAATGTAGCTTGTCGGGAGGTAATAACCGTTTTTAACGTAGCGATTGAAGTCATTCTTTGGCATTCGAATGACGTGCGTGTATCGCGGTGATGTGTATAGATCCTTACTTTCTGGGGCGACCACAAAGTCTTCTGCCTTTACGAACTGGCTGCACTGCCGATCCATGTTGGCATCCCACCAAACCTTTTTGAAGGTATGGCCGATCAGGGGGAGGTGAAACAGCATTTGATCCAGATCAGGAAAATACTCAGGCATTTCCTGCGTGATCTGATAATTCATAAAGTCACGCACTCTGCGAGCTTGCTCTTCCATTTGCTCATCTGGATCGCCAATGATAATTGACTTAACTGGACCGCCTGATGGGTACAGCTCCGCAATGGCGCGAGCATTAAACTGGGTTGCTGCTTCTGCGATCATTGGGTGGATTACGATAGACAGACCGCGAGTTGCGCGTTCATCTTCGCTTTCGTCAAGGCCACCGTCTGGATCTAGGGTTTTTAATCCTTGCTTGTATCTATGTTCCCATTCGGATCTGGCTTCTTTATCGTTTTCAAAAAAGCCAATAAGCTCCTGCGCCTTTCGGCCAAGCTCGCGTTCATCAATGGTTTCTGCAAGGTTTTGATCGAACTCTGCATTTTCGAGTTCATCCATCATGTCCAACTCTGGATCGCCAATAAGAACATCACCATCTGGAAGTGTCTCAACCATGAGATCGTCGGGTGGAGCGCCTTCGGCAAATGGGATAATGTTTTCTGGTTCAGCCATAGAGCGTCATCCTTCTTGTTTCTACAAAATCGTCATCATCTGGGTCTTCACTATGACCCACAAACCATCCTTTTCGCAACCGTAGCCAAGCCTGTGTGCATGTATCAACAACATCATCATTAGGATGTGCAGGGAACGCCGCGCATATATCAATTAAATCTTTAGCCCATTTTCGGTTGGAAGGGAAGAAAATCCTTCCATCTTCCAAAAGTGCGGAGCTGGCATGGGCGCGAGCTTCCTTATCACGATCTGGGCTGTAGGCCAAAACTGGTACGCCAGCCATGCGTAAGTCTTGCAGCAGCGATTGTCCTGACGCCTTCTTTTCAATCAGCACAGCGTCTGGCTCCCACTCTTCGTAAGCCTCTTGAGCCATCCTTCTTAGGTCAGGATAACTTACCTTATCGTACCAACATTCAAGCACGATGGCGCAATCATGGCCTTGATGTTTAAACACGCCCCAAGTGGTTCTGGCGCTGAAGCTGGAACTTTCCTTTGCTTCGAATGCGGTGTCGTATGATTGCAGAACATATTCGATGTCGGGTAAGTCTTCCTTTTCCCAAGGAACCCACCAGCTTGCCTTTAGGATTCCACCACCTTTTGGCGATGGACGCTGCTGTAGCTGTCCTGCTGCTGCGTAGGTTCCAAGGCTGCGCTCTAGAGTTTTGAGTGTTCTGTCATCAATTCTTTCAGGCCAAAGCAGCTCGCCTTCGGCTGTGCGCGGATCTGAGAAGCCCAGCATTGATTTGCTTGGGGTTGGGTGGCCGATTTCGTATCTGGCAGGCAGGCATAAGTGATCCCACTCATTTCCTAGCTGGTTGGATAGAATATGGCCTGTGAGATCCTGTTCATGGACGCGCTGCATAATGATGACGAAAGCACCAGTGCGCGGATCGTTAAGCCGCGTTTGCATGGCTTGATCCCACCATTCCAGAACGCCTTCACGCACTTTGGAGCTGTCGCTGTCCACTACGTTGTGCGGATCATCGATGCAGATGATGTCACCGCCGTCACCAGTAAGAGCGCCACCCACAGACGTTGCTATGCGGTATCCTGTCTTATCGTTTTCAAATCTTTGCTTTTGGTTCTGATCGCCAGTTAGTTCGAACTTGTCACCGAAGTGGCGCTTGTACCACGGGCTATCGATCAGGCGGCGACACTTGGTGCTGTCTCTGATGGACAGGGAAGAGGCATATGAGGCGTACAGAAACTTCTTATGGGGTTGGTGGGTCCAAGTCCAAGCTGGCAGCGCAACGGCCACACTGATGGATTTCATGTGTCGTGGCGGCACATTTATGATCAGGCGTTTGATGTCGCCTTCTGCCACTGCTTGGAGGTGATCGCTGATTGCATCGACGTGCCAGTTGTTTTGGAAGTCAACGCCCGGTTCAATCGTCGGCCAAGCTGCTTTCGTAAACTCCCTCAATGATCTGCGGTATTTCTCCGCTCTGACTTGCTCCAGCGTAAGATTGCTCAAAAGCTCTTTCAATTGCACTGAGTTCATTGATGCCGATCCTTGTGAGGTCGAGGGTTATTGTTTTTTCTTCGTGGACTTTTGTTTCTGTTTTATCCACCCACCCTGCGCGGTTCTTTAGATAGAAGATGATGGCCGTATTATCGCGTTCAACAGTGGCATTTTCGAAGAGCGCATTGGTCACTTCTTCTATTCCCATTGCCTCCCCCCTTTTTATAGCGTCCAAAAAATCCACATTTTGTTCCTGAATTTCAAAGAATTTCGAGCGTGAAATCCCCAGCGAAGCAG